CGGTATGTATTCCCGGGACGCTCTTGCCACCGCTTTCCATTTTCCAAAGCCAATTCTCAAAAAGGGGAAGGAGACCCCACCAATATACCACCTCACGCACCGCTAATGCTTGGAGGATTTTCTAGCAACCATGGCTACTGAATCCACGCCGAACGGTAGGGCGCCAATGTTATCGCCGACGCCCCACGGGGGGAATCTTTCAGGACCGCAAGATGCACGACACTCCACTGTCGTCACTCGGCGTCGCTTGCAAAACCCCCGGAGTATACAGCCGATCCCTGAGCATCCACGACTTAGCAACGCGCCAACACCTTCTCCTACACCCGCGAACCCGCGCCTTACACTAACACCCCCACCTACCGCACCACGGCAACCCGTACGGAACGGGCCAAGAAGATCTCCTCCGACCCAGCACGGTCCCGAGGTCTGGTATGAGTCCGGGCTAACAGCCTGGCAGAAGTGCTGGGAGGGATGTGAGAGACATCCGCTCTTCTTTGGAGGTCCATATGCGGTGACTCAGAAAAGTCAGCATTGGCTCCAGGGAAACCTTCGTCGGTCTGAGAACCTCTGTGTGGTTATGGCGCTCTTAGCGCTGTACCCCACCGTCGCTCCACCGAGGGGCTTCGTCGACAAGGCCATCCGTCAAGGAGGGCTTTCAGTCGACGAGACGCTCTCGTGTTGTCGATGGGTGAACGAGAAGCATGGTGGGAGACTTATCTTCCATCTTGACTTGACCGACAAGTATGCGGTTATGATCTCTCCTGGCCACGACGCTCAGCTGGAGCGTCACATCCTCGTTATGAACGGGGGTGTTTCACTGATGCACCTTGCCCCATTAGTGAAGTGGCCGGCCAACGCACGCGAGTGTGTCAGCCTCCCCGACATTTTTGAGAGTGTCGCCTCTTCTTCTTCCAACACTCAGTCACCCCCAGTGGTCGCTGAGCCCATTGCCGTCCAGCCGGTTGTGGTCACACCCCTTCTACCAGACGACGCCCAGCATGCTGGGTTAAACGACACGGTTGGTAGGCCTGTCGCTGTCGCACCTACGCCCACGCCGGCGGAGGCAATAACGGTGTCCTATGCTCAGTACCCGGTGGTGCTGAACACGCCGTGGAGAGCCCCCGCCCTGCCACTTCTACTAGAGTACAATGGCTTCCGACTCCTATCCCCACTTACTGTCTCCGAAATTCCTACACCTCCATCTATCGATTCCCCGGACGTCCCAGGGCATGATTTTGCCAATAACGCCGTCGAACACGCTCTTGACTACCTAAACGATAGGTTCTTAACCTTTTGTCAGAAGGACTTGGGCGATACACGGCAGACTGGGATTTTCCGGGAGGAGAAAGGGAACTGGTACCGTCGCGGGTACCAGCATGGCGACTACCAATCTTTCGTTGAAGGTGATCACTTCACGAAGGGCTTAATACGTTATGAGGTAATACGAAGGTCTCCCACCACCCTCGCTTTGGTCCGTGTACCAAACCCCATACGTTCCTCCCCTTTTGATGAGTTCGTTTCTGGCGTGACGAACTTCTTTTCATTTGGGCAAGAGTTTAAGTACGAGCCATGTGTCCGGTTGTCCATCCCCAACAGCCTTGCCGAGATAGAGGGTAAGACCCTGGCAAACTTAGCTGTTGCGATGACCGAGACAGTCCCTGAGGCCATGTTGGCGAACTTGGCACGCACGCACATTATTCAGAATCCTGATGTGCGGGTGACGAAAGAAGAGCTTGGCGAATTCATTGCCAACGCCAAGATTGTTACCCGCGGGGCTGCTAAGCCAATGGTTCTCGTGGCCGGACGTCACCCTTGGGGGAAGGGGTGTTTCGGCTGCGGGTGTCCGTTTGGAAAGCCCAGATGCATCCAGAGGATCTGTCCTAATTGTGGTGTGTTGAATCACACGACCATAGCCGGCCTGATAGCCCTTCACCACCCAGTGGTTGGGCCTTGGCAGCTGGCCTATACTGGCGTTGTGAACACTCTCTCCCGTCACCCTCCCTTGAAACTTGGTGTGCGGACGTGGGCCACGGACAAGGAGGTCTGGGTCACCACCGTCCGCGGGAAGACGCACCTGTCGTTAACGGACATCCTTGAAAGTGAGCCTTGCTTGCGTAAGGGGGCTCGGGGTCTTGGGTTCTTAATGAATGGATATTATCCTTTCGTCTCGTCCCGAGGCCTTCGAGTTCTCCTTGAAGCGGTGCTCTACAGAGTTTTCAAGCTTTTCGATAGGTCAAGCCCTGAGGATTGCGTTTTCCAGAAGGTAGGCGAGATGGCGACGCTGTTGTTGGGATCCTTCCTTGAGATGAGTAAGCCATGGGATATCGAGCGATGGTTCTCGAGTCTTACTAAAAGTGGCAGAAGGAAGGTCCTCCGTACTGTCCACGCACTCCGACTGGAACGGGGTGGTGTGAACCGAAAGGACTACGGTGACATTCAAGCGTTTGTGAAGACAGAGTTATTGCCTCACTTCACACAGGACGGCCTCGTGGGGGAAGAACCGCGTTATGTGGCGCGGCTCATTCAGGCCCCCAGCGACGAGTCACACTTAGATGCTGGGAGATTCCTAAAACCACTGCTTAAGAAATTGAAGTTAGCGTGGCACAAAGACAATTGGATCTTCTATGGCAGCACAACCCCTGAGGAGCTCGATGGGTGGCTTAGCAGCATTGTAAACTGCGAGTCATTCTTTTGGGCCGACTACTCATCTTTCGACGCAACGCACTGCGCGCAGTCCTGGGCTCTTATTGAGTCCTTCTATTTGCGGATATATGGGAATTGTCCGGATACTCAGAAATTCTGGGAGGCACTGAGGGTGTGGCGCAAGCCACAAGGAAAGTGCACCCTGAAGGCTGAGGATCGGGTACTCCATTATCGCGGCCCCATTTGTAACGCATCAGGGCGTGACGATACGTCGCTCGCAAATGCGCTATTTAATGGCCTCGCGTTGTCCGTTTCCTTGGCTGCCGCGTACCATAGAATACCCATTGAGCAGCTTGAGGCGCCGCACCTTCGGCGGGCCTCTGAGCTCTTTCGGATCTCTGTGGTTGGCGACGATTCCCTCGTGGGAATGCTTTGTGACGTCGAGTTGATTAAAGATGTGGTGGTCGCCAACCTGAACCGCTTCGGCCTGGTCGTAAAGGCTGAGAGCGCAAGTAGGGTCGAGCACGTGACCTTTCTCGGTAGTATGCCCTACCGGGCTGGCGGGCGGTGGCTATGGGGGCCAACGCTCGGCAGGCGCCTTTACAAAGCGTTCTGGCAGCTTGATGCCACCGGGCATCCCGTGGCATGGTTAAACGGGGTAGCGCGCCAGCTATCTTTGTTCCGCCATGTCCCACTCCTCTCAGAAATGGCCCAAAAGATACTGGAGTTGTTGTCCGGCCATAAAGAACGAAAAGTTGAAGCTGAGGAGTATAAACCATGGACCATGCGGACAGAGGTAGCACCGGAATGGGACGAAGAGACACTCTACGTCCTGAACGTACGCTACGGCATCACACGTGATATGGTGGACCGCGATCTATCTCTGATCGCAAAGGTCGAGCGCCTACCGTGTGTGCTGTGGTTGGAGTGCTTCCGCATGGCCATTCTAATGGACGACGCCTAAAGAATCGTGCTGCTGCACGCCTTCTAGGGTTTTGTTTGGACCCGCTCGCCCCCCCACTTCTTCCCCCGCCACCCCAATCTTGTATAGTGTTTGTGACACGGGCGCATCCCGCCCTTCCCTTCTCTCGGTGTGGGTGGTGCTCGCACCGATCCGCTGGCTTGCCCAAGTTGCAGCGCCACACTGAGCCAAGAAGCGACTGCTTGTCACTCGCGTAACACCAAACCCCCCACCCAACCTAACCCTTGGTAGCCCCACCAGCCGAAACCCGGCACAACCAAAGCCAAAGGGGACTGAGTAAGTGAGGAGGGTTATTTACCCACTCAGGCCTCCCAAGACCCGAGTAAGGCCTCCCGGCGTGTATAGAGGTACCGCGCCGTGGGGTTTGCTTTCACCGAAGCCTAAGAACAAGCTATGAACCGACGACAACCTCTACGTTTGACCGACGTGACGCGATCTCGTCTCGGGGGCCTTAGTAATGTTGCGCAGACCATTGCGCTGCCGCATGAACACGCACCGATTCGAACGCCCACGTACCCCAATCTGGAGAGGACTGCCACTGTCTCGCTGGAGTTCAACGGGACCACTAACTCATCTGCCTATGGTGTGCCTTACCGAAGGTACATGGTGATGCGTGATCCCGCGTGCCCTTACTGGGTTGATACTCTGACGACTGTTGCAACGCACGGTTACTGTTTTGGCGTTTATCCCGCGGCCACTTTTCAAGACGAGGTATTCCTTGAGGCATGCGCTCGGCTGTCTCCCGTTGGGCAGACAGATGAAGTTGATCAGTGGTTGTGGGTGCCTGGCGACTACTCTTCGTTTGACCCCTCCGCCGCCCCTCTTGCTTCGTGCACCTGGGCGGTCAATGGTGGTGCAGACAATACCGTGACGTATGAAGTATATCCCTCGGATGGGAAGATATTTCAGCAGCAAGTGATTGTTCCTGGCGGAGGCGTGTTCCCTTGCATTCATGCAGACGTTTGGATTCGGGTTACCAACATCAGTACTGGTGCTGGTTTCCCATCCCGCCTTATGCTGTATGCAACCGCGGGGAAGCACGTTTTATTGCCCGCCTTTTCTCCTCTTGAGTCGACAACCTCCGTCGCCCCTTACTCTAATTCTCGCGCCACAGCAGCTGCCCTGCTGTTGACCAATGTGAGTAAGGTACAGGTTAAGCAGGGGACCATCCAAGCCGCTCGGCTTCAAAACCGAACGGATAAATTTTGGAGCTGGTCTAAGCCCACCCTGTCCGTGGTACATCCTTCCGAGAGATACTACGGAGCGGCCGAGGTAGGCGCATACACGTACACAGCACCTACTCAGAGTTCCGAGAGGTTTAGAGACAGTGTGAAGAGCTATTCGCTCTACACCACCTTCAACCCTCCGGCAATTTCCACAGACGTAGTGTACGTGCCAGCGCCGTTTATCGACTGCGACGACCCTTTTAATGCCCTTCTTATTGAGGAGGACGCCGTTGCCGTTGATGAGACGTTATTCGCAGTGACTTGCGATCTCCACATTGAGTTCCGGACCAGTTCTTCTTTGTTTGCTATTGGTGTCTCTGGTATGCCACTCGAACAGTACCACGCTTGCCAGCTTGCGCTAGCACAGACTGGTTACTTCTTCGAGAATAGCACTCATTGGGCCAACCTTGCCTCCCTTGTGATGCGTGGGTTGCGTGTTGCCCTCCCTGTCGTGGCCCCTGGCCTCGTAGGGCCCGCTAACGCAATATCCACGTTGTACAATGCAGGGAAGTCCATTATGATGCGCACCAAGAGAAACACCAACACCATGAAACAGAAGCAGATGGTCATGCCCCGGAGCCCAAGACGGAAAGTTACCACCAACACGCGCAAAGGAAAAGGGAAGCGCAATGGGGCTAAACGTAAGTGAGGATAGCCTTGTGTATCTTTCAATCGAAACTGATGAGGGCCCTTGGCAGGGCCCGAAAGCACACTCAACACAAAGGGGAACCCACTTCGAACTTCCTAGGGACTCCATTACATGGGATCCCACCTTCCTATACCTCTAGCTTTCGTGGGCTGATCCACGGCGCCTAGCTCCGGCGAATAACTGAGCGGTCCCGGCGGCGGACTTGAAACTGCACCGCCCATGGGAGCTGTGCGCTTTTGAACCGAGTGAATCTGCGAAATACTGCAGTTTAAAACCC